GCTGGCCGAGCAGAAGCGCATCGCGGCGTCCGGTGCTGACGAAGGCGCACGGATCAAGGCCCGTGCCGAGGTGGCCAAGATCGAGGCAGACCTCATCGTGCTCAACAACAAGCGGGCCGATGTCGAGGTCGCCAACGCGCGCAAGGCCNCCGACGCCGAGCGTTCCTTGCGTGANGANCTGGCCCGCGTTCGGGAGGAGTTGCTCGATCTCACCGGTGCTGCAACCGGTCAGGACCGTCGTGCTGCGGTCGAGCGCCAGTACCAGTCACTCATCGAGCGCCTCCGAGCCGAGGGCGACACCGAGGGTGTGGCCACTGTCGCGCGCCTGATCGACGTGAAGGTTGCGGCAGCGGATCTGGCCNCCTATGAACGCCAGTTCAATGANGCGCTCAGCCGCATGCGGGCCACCGAGGAATCCATCAATCTGCAGCGCCAATCGGGCCTGCTGACCGAGTCGCAGGCACGCGCACAGATACTGGCCCTGCACCGGGAAACCGGGGTGACCCTGGAATCTCTGCTGCCGCAGCTCGAGGCAAGCGCCACGGCGATCGGTCCGGATGCATTGGCGCGTGTACAGGCGTGGAAGAACGAGATCGCGCAGGTCAAGCTGGTGGTGGACGACGTGGCCGTGGCCATCGATGGCGCGGTACAGGATGGCTTCACCCAGATGTTTGAGGCCATCGGCAGCGGCGCCAAGTCGGCGAAGGACGCTTTCGCCGATTTCGCGAGGTCCGTACTGGCAGCGATCAATCGCATCGCCTCGCAGAAGCTTGCCGAATCCCTGTTCGGGAGTTTGTTTGGTGGCGGTTCAGCGGGCGGCACGGGTGGCTTCGGCGCGCTGATCTCGTCGTTCTTCAAGGGATTTGCCACCGGCGGCTTCGTTACTGGACCTGGCACCTCGACGAGCGACTCGATCCCTGCACGCTTGTCCGCAGGGGAGTACGTCGTCAATGCCGCCGCCGTGAAGCGTGTCGGCGTGGCCTTTTTGCAATCGATCAACGGCATTCCCGCTGGCCCTAGGGTGGCTGGGCCGACGCTGGCGTTTGCCGCCGGAGGTCTGGTACCCGACGCCGCCCCGGCGCAGGCGCCGGGACAGTCAGTACGCATCGTCAACGTCATCGACCCGGCGATGGCCGCTGATTACCTGAACTCGTCCTCGGGCGAGAAAACCATTCTCAACATTCTGCAACGCAACGCTGGCGCCGTGCGGCAGGTGCTGAGCTAGGGGAACCCGTATGGCATTTGAAATCGGAACAGCCACAAATCATGTGGATCTGTTCAACAAACTTGTGACGTTTTTGAGCAGTGGTCTAGGTACATCAGAGAACTGGCAGATCCTTCGCTACACCGGTGTCGCCGAGATCGACGCCAGTTCCTTCGTCGTGAACTGGGAGCCATGGACCGCTTTCAAAGGGCCGTACCACGCCCACGCAAACGGCTGGGCGACGGCAGTCGGTCAGCAAACGAACTGCTGGCTAAGTTGGAAGATGGTGCAGCCTTTCGATATCACCCGACTGAAGCTGGTCGGCGGCGCCACGGCGAACCAGTCCCCGAGGGATTTCAAGCTGCAGTGGTCTGATGACGGCGTCAGTTGGGTTGATCGGAAGATCTTCGCTGGTATTACCTGGGCCAACAACGAAACTAAAGAGTTCGCCATCGATGGAACTTCCCCCGGCGCAAAGTCCTATTGGCGAATCTTCGTTTCAGCCAACGGTGGCAACACATCAAGCACCGTCATCATGCAGGTAGTTCTCCCGGAATGGCTTGTTTATCAAGACTTCAATCATGCACGCAGACCCGCTGTCTGGTTCAAGGCCCCGGGAGTGACCGGTTTTGATCCGTGCTACATCAGTTTCCAGCTCTATGACCGTCCGACCAGTGACTACTTCAACATCGCTGTCACCGGCGCCACCGGGTTCGTGGGGGCCGCCCAGTTCGATGATCAGCCCGGCGCGCTCACTGCCCTTGCGATCCCGCTCTGGAATCAACCCATCCCTTACTGGTTCAGTGCCAACGGCCAGCGCGTAATCGCATCGGCCAAGGTCGATACAGCCTACCTATCGTGCTACGCGGGCAAGATGCTGCCCTTCGGCACACCACAGCAATACCCCTATCCGCTGCTGATCGGTGCGCCTTTGCCGTCTGCCTCGGGAACGCGCTATTCGGACAGTTCGGTGAACCTGCCCTACAAGGGCAATCGGACGACGCTGAAATTACGCAAGAACGATGGGTCGTGGATTCAGCCACTGGCCTGGCCCTATTCGAAGACCACGACTTTTCGCGATACCAACGGCGCCTACCCCTTGCTGCCGGTCACCTTGTACGACACGTCGAACACTTACGGCGTGCTCGATGGTATCCACTTCATCACCGGGTTCGGTAACGCAGTCGAGAACACGGTTCTTGTCGGTACCGACACCCATGTGGTCCTCCAGGACGTAACCCGCAATGGCCTGAGCGATTTTTTCAGCATGAGGATTGCCTGATGGCTTACCAGACTGGCGTTATCACCTCCGCTGCAGATCTGGTCGTGGTCCTCATCGATTTCGCAGTGGCGAATGGATGGACATCAAACGGAAACGTTTTGAGTAAGGGCGGCACATACGTCCGCCTCACCGCACCGAGCAGTTCCGAAGTGCGCATCGAAGGTGCGCGGAATGGAAATTTTGTCGCCCCCGACATTTGTGTGCGTCATTCGCGGATCTACAACACCTCATGGCCTACTTCTGCAACGTATCACCTCTGCGCATTCGGCAACCCGGACACTGTCTGGTGCACGATCAACTTTGCCGTCACCACACATCAACACATCGGCTTTGGCACGATCGAGAAGTACGGTGATTGGGCAGGTGGCGGCTGGTTCCACGCCCAGCACACACCGGCATCCGCTGATGGGGCTGTCTGCTCGGTGATCGATGGCTCGCAGCAGCCTTACTACCCGAGCAGCCCGAGAGAGTGTGCGCTTTTCTGGAGTCCGAGCATGCGCGACTCCTGGAACGGGTACTACCAGGAAAACGCGGCCAGCAACCTGCACTGCGAGCTGCGCGGTTACGTTTGGGAGCCACCCTCAGGGGCTGCCACGATTGGCGTGCATTGCCCATCGATCCTTTCGCCGATCCATAAGTACAACCCGAACGTGTTCAACGGCCAGACGGTCCTGACCCCGTTCCAGTTGTTCCTGCAGAACACCGATGGGCACTACATGAGCATCGGGCATGTTGGCCATTTGCGCTTCGTCCGCTTGACCAATTACAACCCCGGCGATGTGATCGAGCTGGGCGCTGACCGCTGGAAGCTGTTTCCCTGGCACGTCAAAAATGCTTCGTACCCTGACGGCAAGCAGGTTGCGTACAGCGACGGCAACTACAGCACCGGCCTATTGGGTGTCGCTGTCTTTTATGATGGGCCGTAGCCATGCCGGCCTTCGTTGGATTCACGCCCTCGGCATTCCTGCAGTGGACGAGGGATCACCTAAATGTGGTTGCCCTCGACCAGCTGGGTGATGCTCTCTACGAGGATCGACGGGCCTCTGACATCAGCCTTGGCCGATTCGGCCCACTGACAAATCTCGCACCGGTAGAGAGCAATCCCCGGTCGCTTACGGGCAGGATCGCGCGCAGCTTCACTGAGGACTATTACTACCGCGTCCATGTGCGCCCGAGCCGAATCGATCTCGGCAACACGATGTCGGTTCAGACGCGCGATGTGGAAGTGTGGAATGCCTGGTTTGAGCCCAATACGCTCGCTGCGATCCACGCTACAAACGCTGAAGGCATGACACTGTCTGGGCCAGCCTCGCCGCCCACCACGTTCGGGCCGCTGGAATCACGCATCTACGTCCTGTCCGTCACCCCGAACGGCCCGCCCGTTGTCAATGCGGCATTCCAGTTCGACTTCGAACGCGACGATCCAATCCTGCGAGCGGTGGGGCGTCGAATCGTCGGTTGGGTGCTCGGGCCAGACTGGTCTGAGCCCGTCGTTGAGAGGCTGGAGTGGCTGACCGATGTCATGGAATCGCACGCTGGCGCCGAGCAACGGGTCCGACTTCGTGAAGCGCCCCGGCGCCACTTCGAGTATCGCGTCTTGGTGGGATCTGACCAGGCGCGCGTTCACATGGAGAACCGACTGCTCTCCTGGCAGGCCAGGGTCTACGGCCTGCCTGTCTGGCCTGATGCCTGGATTGCCGTCGAAGACATCGTGGCTGGCACGACAAGCATTGCCGTTCCCACGGTAAACAGAGACTTCGTGGCGGGCGGGATCGTCGGCCTGGTTAACGGTTTGCAGTCTGAGTTCGCAGAAATCACTGCGGTAGGTGCAACCTCGGTCGTACTCAACGATCCGATTGCCCGAGACTGGCCCGCTGGAACGAAGATCGTTCCCGTTCGATCCGCCCGAGTGCAAAACGATCTCGGCTTTGCCTACGTGACCGATGCGATTACCGCCTCGCGCCCCCAGTTTCAGTTGGAGGACGAGTGGCCGATCACTCCTTTGTCGGAGTCACAAGACTACCTCGGCTATCCCGTTTTGCTTACACCGCCCAATTGGACGGAGGATTTGCAGGCTGAGTTCGGGCGCAAATGGCGTGAACTGGACTACCTGATCGGTCGCCGAACGGTGGATGACCTGACGGGCCTCGCCCGAACACGGCGCGCCCACCGCTGGCTGCTTGTCGGCCGGGCAGCAATCGCGGCATTCCGGTCATGGCTCGCAGCAAGGGCCGGCAAACTCAAACCGTTCTGGCTACCGAGTTTCCAGTCCGATCTCAAGGTTATTGCGCCTGTTGGCGGGACCGACGCATTCCTCACTGTTGAAAACCGGAGCTACGCCCAGGGTCCAGCGGCAGCGGTTGGACGACGTGATTTGTTGATCCTAACGAATTCTGGTGGGCGGTTCTATCGCCGTATCACTGCTGCCTCAGAGTCCAGCGAGTCGAGTGAGCTGATTGCCGTCGACAGCCCTCTCGGCGCGACCCTACTGCCCGAGCAATTCCAGCGGATTTCGTTCATGCAGCTCGTTCGCTTGGACACGGACAACGTGGAGATCGCCCATCTCACCGATGAAGTGGCTGAAGTGGTTCTGCCGCTGCGTAACCTTCGAGACAACGCATGACCTACGCCGATCGCGAGATTTCGACCGATGCTGCCAGCCCAGTAGAGCTTTATGAGTTTCGACGTGGTTCCAGTTCGTGGCGCTATACCAGCGGGTCTCGGGACCTCGTCTACAACTCTTTCACCTACACCGCCGTTTTGCTCAAGCGAGGAAGTATCGAGCAGACCAACGAGATCGCCCGATCAGGACTGCGAGTCACCTTGGCCCGTGACGTGGAGGTGGTGGGTCAGTTTATTGCAACCCCGCCATCGGAGGTCACCTTGCTAACGGTGTATCGCCAACACCGATCCGACAGTGAAACGGTAGTGGTCTGGATGGGGCGTGTGCTCAACGTGGAATGGCGTGAGTCGGAAGTCGAACTCAATTGCGAGCCGGTTTATACGAGCTTGCAGCGCACAGGCCTACGTCGGCTTTACCAAAGGAACTGCCCTCATGTGCTTTATAGCGGTTCCTGTCAGGCAAGCCCAATAGTTCATCGAGTGCAGGGTGCCGTGGGCACGCTTGCTGGCCCAGTGCTCAGCGTTGCGGCTGCAGCAGGATTCCCTGCGGGGCATTTCGCTGGAGGCTTTGCGACCTGGTCTGCAAACGGGATTACCGAAAAGCGAATGATCATCGCCCATGCTTCAGACAGCGTCACCCTCTCGGCGGTACCGCCAGGACTTTACGTAGGCGCACCGGTCGTTCTCTACCCGGGCTGCGATCACACGCTGAACACATGCGAAAGCAAGTTCAGCAACAGCGCCAATTTCGGCGGCTTCCCATTCATCCCGACGAAGAACCCCTTCGGCGGCAGCCCCATTTACTGAGTAAACGGT